CAGTTGGCAAGTCCTCTTCAGTTGGCAAGTCCTCTTCAGTTGGCTTAATTGCTATAAGTCCTCTCCAGTCAGATACACCAAATGAATATCTCATATATCCATTGTATTTTTGAACAAATGAATCAAAGTCTTTTTCTCTGTTGAATTGTGGTTTAACTCTCCAGAAGAAGTTAGCTTGGTGATTTTTACTGTCCATAATGAAACAAGCGTCGTCTTTTTCTAAGAAGTCCCAAACAATAATGTTTAACTTTCCTTTAAGAACGTTGATATCATTGTAATCAGAACCAGTTACTAATGTGGATTGTAATAGAGTTCTAGCTGTATTTTCTAATGCAGGAGGAACAACTATTGTATCGAAATTCATAACAATTAATTTTCCTGCTTCGTCTTTTTGTTTCTTAGCTAAAAGTAGTGCTTTTTCTAAGTTTTCAGCAGTTAATGTACCTTCAATTAAGTTATCACCCTTAACTTCTGTAGTTTCAACCAATGGGTGATTGTGAGAGAACAATGGTTCTCCATCATAAATCGTAGCTGTAGGTGTTTCTACTAGTGCGTCGTTAAATAATGAAACAGCGTCTTGTTCTACCTTATATCTACCTGCTCTAGCGTGGTCTTTAGGAAGCTTCATGATAACATCATATTGTTCATCATCAATGAATTTTCTTTCCACCATAAATCCAGAAGCATATTCTTCGTGGATATAAGTTCTTTCAAGACCTGGGTGTATCTTTTGGTATTCAACTGTTGGCATATTATCTGCATCAGCTATAGTGCTCATAGAGTTACCAAACTTCTTCCAAGGTCTGAAAGCACCTAGTCCATAATCTGTTTCTTTTGCTTTCTTAGACGTTTTTACATTATATATTTTTGAGTATTGTTCTGGTACTTCATTATAAGTATCATAGAACACTTTTCTAAGCTTTGGTTCAAGTAACATTCCAAAGTCATTTTCTTGATGTGTACTAGCACCAGTAGGTGTAGTGACAGCAATTAATCTTAATATATCTTCCATGTTTTCACCTCATATATTTATTACCAAGGATTTTTGCTATATTTAGCATATTCCTCTGGTGTCATACCTAGCTTATCTGCAAATAATAACTGTTCTTCTGACAAACCAAAAGTACCTTTATCATTTTTAGTATCAGCTGATGTAATTAACGTTTTTGTTGTGTCTTTGTTTTTCTTTATATCTTCTGCTAATTGTCTTTTAAGTTCTAATTCTTTTTGTTTTAGAACCTTGTCCATATTTCTACCTTTCCAAACATCATAAGCAATATTAATAGGACATTTCATTTCGTTTGCTATTTCTAAAAGTTCAACATCTGTAACTGTTTTGTCCTTAGATGTAATATCTTTTAATTCTGCTTCTATATCTTTAATCAAAAGTTTTTGATTTAACTCTTGTACTTGTTTTGCAACAGGGTCTAACTTTTCTTGTACTTTCTTAACCTCACCTGGGTTTTCAGTATCAAGTTCATAAAGCTTAGCAACTAAATCTTGTCTGCTCATAAGATAGTTATATATCTCTAAGGCTTCTTCTGCTTCTTTTCTTTGCTTTGCAAGTTCAGTTGTTTTCCTTGTGTAATCAGCTTGTCGCATATTGCCTTTTCTCCATTCCCTTATTTCATCAATGGTAAACTTTTCACCATCAATTTCATATTCAGTTGGAATGTCAGCTTGTACCTCTTCTTCTGTTTCAACTACTGTTTCAGTACCTTCTGTTCCTGTTGGTTCTACAGCATCTTGTAGAGTATCAACTGTCCCTTCTGCACCTTCAACTTCTGTTGTTGCTATAAGTTTTAATAAGTCATTCATTTACTATACCTCTCTTTCTGGAGTCCCTTCTTGGGTTGTTCCATTTGATATTTCTTGTAACCTATTTAATATTGAAACTATTTCTGGTTGCTGTTTAATAAGTTTATTTAATTCCTCTTCACTAAGGGTCTTTAAATAAGCTATTAAATCGTTAATGGTAATATTGTTTAAATCTACCATTCCTACTTCTGATTGTAAACTATTTTGTTGTTTTTGTAAAGCCATCTTGCCTTCTATATCAAGTTGTTTGGCTTCCATTTGAGATTGTTGATTCATTTGCATATTTTCTATGTCTTGTGCATGATTTAATCGTTGTTGTTCCATTTGTAGATTTGCTTGTCGCTCTTGTTGTATTCTTTGTTGTTCTGCATTTATTTGTGCTTGTTCTTCAAATCTCTTAATAATATCATCAACATTTTCAAGTTCACTATATTCAAGAACCATTCTTCTATCTGCTATAGGCATACCATCTTCGGCAGGAGTTTGTGCCATTCTTAGTATTTGTTCAAATCTTGCTGATTTGTTTACTGCCATAGTAGAGCCTGTCTTTATTTGAACATCAAAATCACCATCTATCATGTCATTAATTACTTCTTGGAAATACACCTCTTTTCCATCTATAATTAAAGGCATACTATTAGGCTTATAATCTCCACCCATAATTCTTATTGTTCTAGGTAATGTCCAGAATTGTTGCATACGACTAAGCCACATAGAGCCTAAGTCTGCTAGGAAGTATTCTAGGTTTTGTGTTTTTAACTTTATTCTACCTTGTGAGCTGTCCTGTAATGCTTGAATTGCAACACCAGAAGTTATTGATACTGGTCTTTCACCTCTTGTAGCGTCAAATACACCAGATACAACTTGAATGTCATACTTTAAGTCATTAATTATGTTTTGTATATAAGCAGGCATTGGAGGTGGTGCTTCTCTTCTTACTTCTGTTCCTGGGTTCTTTCTAATAACTAGTCCTTTATCATTAGTTATAGAACCTTTATCAACTCCAGAGTTTTTATCTAATACCCAAGGTGCATTACCATTTAAGTGAGCATTATCTATAACGTCATTGTAAAGACTACATATTTCCTTTTGAACTGATACTAGCATTTCTACTTCACTAAGTCCCCAGAATTGTCCTGGAACATCATAGCATTTCCAAGCTACAAATGGGAACTTTCCATCTTTATATGGGTTTTCTCCATCTGATAACAGAACATCTCCTGCTATAATAGTTCTTCTTCCGTTTGGATATTTTAGTTTTGTTACCTTATATTTTTCTCCATCTTCCTCTTCTATTACAGAATCAGTTGCATAGTCTCTAAAGTAGCACTCTATGTAAAGAAGTTGGTTTTTAGCGTTTGTCTTTTCAGAACCAAAGGTTAAGTCTGAATCTGGAGAATTAGTAGCATTTCTAACTAAATCTTCTTTTAAGTGAGGGTATTGTTTTATAAGTTCTCCTAATGGTTTGTAAGTTGCATACATACAATATTCTGCTTCATCTATATCTGTTGCCATTGGGTCAATAAAGAAGTTAAATGGGGATATTAATACAGGTGTTATTTCTCCTATTTTATTCTTCTTTCCGTCCCAAAATAGCCCTTCTATAAATGTTCCTGTTATAAGGCCATTTGTTAACCCGTTTAGTATTTTAGGGATAAGTCTTGTTCTATTCCACTCATAGTCAAGTGCTTCTTGTACCATTATGGCTTTTTCAAATCCATCTTCTGATGTTGGATATACTATACTTTTAGGTGGATTTGTAAACATAATTGGCTTTATTGTTTCTACTGTTGAGAATATATGGTTTGGAATTGCGTTTCCTGCTGATTTTCTTCTTGTTTGTCTTTTAAACAATTCACCATTATATGCTTTAAAGTTTTCTTTCCACTTTTCAACAAATGGTGCTTTTGAATCAGAAGCGTCTTTATACATAGTCATTATCTTGTTGACTATTTTCATATTTCACCTCGTTATTCTGCTATTTCTAAATTAGAACCACCTTCATCTTGGTCTATGTCAATTGGAATGTTCATTCCTAACCTCTTATATGTTTTAGGTTTTGGATAGTTTTCATCTTCTGACTGATAAGGTACAAAGTTTTCTCCCTTACCTTCTAGCAATACTTGAAGTAATATTGCAAGAGCCATTACTGTATCGTCATGACAGCCATCTTGTGCATTAGTAGAGCCTTTATCGTCTATTACATAAGTAAACATTTCCTGAATTAATATTTTATCTTTAATTCCAATCCATTTGTTTCTTATAAATTCAGCTAACTTATTTATCATAAGTGGTTTGGTTCTAGGTGTTGTACTCCAACCTATCTTTTGAGTTACAGTATCAGCTATTTTGTCATAAGTCTTTGTAAAAAATATATTCCAATATTCTTCATTTTGAATTGCTTTTAATGTGGTAAGTCCATGATTATTGTTTTCACAGCCTATATATGCTTCGTTGTAATATTTAGCTATTTTAACAAGTTCCCTTCCAAATAAATCTGGGTCTATATGAGTTCTATATCTCAAGCATATATCAAAATTATCATCACCTACGTAACCTACTGAATAGTCACCAGTTATAAGCCCTTCTGCAACGTCAGCACCAATACAGTAATGTTTACCCTCTTCTGGGTATTTCCATATCTCAATATCTCCATTAGGGTCTGGACTAAATACAACTCTGTTACCAGAGTATTCTAATCTTCCTATATCCCCTTCTTTAGCTTGTCTCCTATATTGCTTTAGAACTCCTATGTTAAATCTAGGTCTACCAGAAGCTATAAATGCTTCTTCTGGTGTTGATGGGTACTCTTGATGGAATTGTTCAACATCACCATTACAGTTGTTGTTTATACACCATCTTCTCCATTTTAACTGTTCATAGGAAATACCAAAGTCCTGCATAAGTTCATATTCTTCTGTGTGAACTGTGTTACCTTCTTCATCTTTAAATTCATAATTAACTTCTTTTATGAACTCTTCTTTTTCTTCCTCTGTTTCAAAAGGAAGTGAATATTCGTCCATTTCAAACCAAGCAAAAAACAAAGGTACAAATTCATTCTTTCCTGCCACTGCGTTATTCCACATATCATAGAAATAATCTCCAACCCCATTAGCTGTACTTTCCATAATAACTGTACTCTTGGCACTATGAGGTACGCATTGCAACAGTCCAGTAAATGTTTCTTTTGGATTGTCCCAGAAAGCAACTTCTGACGCATGAAGGTAGTTTATTGTTTGAGAACGCCCTGTTGCTGTATTCTTAGCTGTAGCAACCTTAACTGTGGACTGTAGCCCAGGATTTCTTCTCTTTTCCAAATCATCAGTTGTAGGGTTTTCAAATAATAACTCCTTAGCATTATTTCTTTTTCTCATTGGTCTTAATGCGTCTGGCAAATTCTCAAAGTATCTCTTAAACATATTATAAAGGTTTTGAGAAGCCTGCTCTTCATGGGCAATAATAGTAGAACTAAACATCTTATTTGTTACTGTCTGGTGAAAACAATCTGCTTCTGTATAAGTAGAGAAGCCCATTTGTCTAGCTTTAAGAATTACAATTCTGACTGGTTTGCCTTGTTTTCTAAGTCTTTCTATTGTATCTCTTAATCTCTTTTGTGGCTTATTAGGTTTAAATTTAACTAGTTCTGCGTTCTTATTTCTTATATAAAGGAAGTTAGGTATATAAATCTTTGGGTCTAATAAATTAATTTTCTTATTCATATTCGCCCTCAAAGTCATAACCATAATGTTTCTTGTCCACTTCAAGATATGTTTCAAGTTCTGCTATTTTGTGTTTTGCTAACTCAACAGCCTTTTCTTTTGTAGAAGACGAAACAGAAAATATAAATTTATTTGGCATTTCAATAATCAATATAATTGTGCCTGGTGCTTCTAATGTTTCCATATATGATTTATCAAATATATTTTGAACATATGCTTCACTAATCATCTATAACCACCTCCGTATAATCTATTCCTTCTATTAAATCTTGTAACTGCTGTTCATAAGATATATTGACACTTATATTTGTATTATTATCTGCCTTATGGCCTGTTCTGTCTAATATATCTTTAGAAGCCTGTAGCCTAATAGAATCATCATCACTATCTAACAATTCAAGAATAGTATCTGTAGCTTTGTTTCTTAAAGCCTTTATTCTGCCATCTATGATTTGTTTTTCTTCATCTTGATAGTTATTAATCATATCTAAAACATCTGGGTCTTTTAGCATTTTTCTTATAGTAGCTGTACTAACCATAAGAATACTTGCTATATCTTTTGTACTGTAATGACCTAAACAATATAATTGAGCAAGTCTTTGTTTTAATATCATTTTGCTTGATATCTTTTTAACTTCCCTGTTTTGTATTTTAGCTAAAGTCTTACTTTCCTTTAACACTCTATTAAATTCTTTTCTCCCTATCTTTTGGCTATTTGTTAAAGCCTGTAGTTCTGGACTTAACGCCATAACCTGTCACCCCCTTTTACTCTAATACTTTAGTCCTCGTAGAACTTTAGTCTTCGTAGAACTTTAGTCCTCGTAGAACTTTAGTCTTCTTCTGGCACATACGCTTCTTCTAATTCTTCTTTAACAAACCTATGAAATGTTTTTTCTATAAACGGTTCAATAACATTAGCCTTGTCCCTTGTTATAATTAAACATAAAAAATAACCAACCAATAAAAACAGTAGGTTTGTCATAGCATTAAATATTATATTAAACATTTATAATCACTCCTCTATACGTTATTTATTACTTATATTATAGTTCATATGGTAACTTTATACAAGCCATTATAAATACAGTAAGAGAAAGAGAAAGAGAATTAAAGAAAGAGAAACATTATTATTACACATCATACTCTAACCCTAACACAAAGGAGGTGCTTCTCTTGTATGGGGGTGCAGGGGACGGGAGTATGGGGGGTCTATTAAAACACAAAGCAAGCACAACTCCCTGTACCATATTAAACAATTCAGAGAACCATTTGTGCTATAAAGGTCTCTATGATTTGTTATAGATACAATTCAAGGGTCAGTATTGTTCTATTGGATTGTTCTTCTACGCTCTTACGAGTACGGAAGAATTGTACTGTAGAAGAGGGCAGAACAGCTATTTATCATAGCGTTATTATTATGTTACATTTCATTGGTGATATACCCTTATAGTCCTTTGTAATCCATTT